GTGTGTTCATCCAATTCAGCAAATTTCTTGCAGTCCATACAAGCATCTCGCTCCTCATCAGAAGCGTGCTCAATTTGGCATACAAGAGTGGGTGCTGCACCCATTTTCAACGAATCTTCACAAATTCGTTGAGCTTTGTTTGCCCACTTCACATAGTTCTCACTGTTGTGAAGAAAGGGCGCGAAAGAGCCGAGCTCCACCGCTTGAACTGAGCGTTCAATAATCCAGACAGTCGTTTCAAGCATCGAAAAGACGAAGCCTTCAACTGACGAATGTCCAGCTTTTGATTGGCGACTTTCAAAATCGCTAAAACGCAAGTTCTTATAAGTGACACCCAAGGACGTCATTAGTCCGGATGCCAAAAGGTACTCAAGTAATGTCTTGAGTTTATTAACCAAGGCGCTATTTCGCACTCCTTGATAATTACTCAGGAGCTGATTAGCTCCTGTTATAACCCAACTAAACTCACCACCTTGAATAGAAGTATACTCAGGTGATTCACGAGTAAGATTGGTTAGTGCTTCCAAAATCCACTTGCCAGCATCGAATGCTGCTGTGAGAATATTCATTCTCGTAAACATTTTGAAAGCGCGCATTAAAGCGCCCATAACTTGTGCGCCCGAACGGGCACTAGCCAAGTCTTGCAGAGTCAAGGGGATCGCCTCAAAAGTGTTAACCACAAGGTCAACTACATTTTGGGTTTCTTCTTCCTTGACACCACGGAAAACAGCGATCTTTGAAATCGCTTTTTCAAGCATATTCGAAAAGAATCCGGCATCGCCGGATTGGATACTCACATCATCAAATCCATTCTCAAAAATGTCACATTCAGTTTCGTAATCGAGATAGTTTTGGTAAAACATTGTTATTGCTAAAAATGTTTATGTGTATCTGTTTCGTAAAGAGGTTGTAGGGCTCCTCAGCCGGTCTCCATTTTCCGGATGGATAAACCGCCCACTCGGCACTTTTACCTAGGGGTATGTACAAAGTCACAACATTAAAAAGTTAGAAAAGATAAAGATACATCTATCTGTTAAACCTGGACAACATTTTCCAGGCCAGTGTATCGCATATGCGGATAAAATCACGCACTCTACTTAGAGATAAACAGCGTCGGCGACTAATTAGTCACACGGAGAGGCTGAAATACCACTAGCTAACTTAATAATAGTACACTTGCAGTGTGTCTGTCAAATATATAAAAGCAACGCATAAAAGCAAATTTTTGTTTTTGGACAGATTATATAATTTTTATATTTGTATTTAAATGCTCAATTGAATTCTAGAGCTAGAATATAAACATAAAGGGTTGAGATTTTTATCGTTCTGAATCTCATAACATGCTCATCATTTTTGTTATAGCAGTCTGATAATAGACTGCTGTAGTAAAATAGGTTTGCAAATTCTTCATTCTTCATGATTGGAAAGATAGAAAATACCGCCGCTTCAAACAGCCGGCACTTGATCACATTGTAGATTGAGTTACCATGGTCATCCCAGGCGAGCAATTCATCATGAACCAATTCCTATACACGTGTATTTCACATCAAAA